ACGGATACGTGGATGTTCAAGATTACCAAGAAGCGATTGACCGAATGGATGGTATCCGTAACGGAGCCCACCGGCGATCTTCGGGTCCGCGTCGCTGTGGTCGCTGCCGCCAGGTGGGTCACGATAAGCGTAACTGCCCCTACGTCGTCAAAGACCTAATCGACGAGGCGCAGAGGCTCAACCGTCACGCTGACCTACCAACACCTTAAACCCTTAGAAAAATAGCCATGTAATATAGTGATGAATGTACTTCAAAATGTAATGCAAATCATAGACAGTATATCTGATAAAATCCCCGAGAACGTCTACCTATCCCTCTGCAACGAGTTAAAGAAACTCTACGCTTTCATCCCTAATACAATCAGACCAGCCCTCTCTAGAACAAATAGTACCACCGACGTACCATCAGCCTCACCCGCGAATGGATACTGGTTTCGATAAAGCACCTAAGTTAGAGATTTGAGTCGTAATAAAATAAACTGAAATGGAAAGTGTTCAAAAACTTAGCCATATCGAACACGTCTTAAAGCGACCCGACTCTTATGTCGGTCCAGTGGACGCTGTTCGGGAACCCTATTGGGTGCTCAATGGTAAAAAATTCAAAAAGACCACAACCAAATACAGTCCAGGTTTACTCAAAATCTTTGACGAAGTACTCGTCAACGCCATCGACAGGAACTCCATGTACCCTAAACAGGTTACGTCAATCTCTGTCAATGTCGATAAAATTTCTGGTATGATTACTGTTGACAATAACGGTCCTCTCGGAGGACTCGTCATACAAAAAAATAAAAAAGAAGATGTTTGGAACCCCGAACTCGTTTTTGGTCACTTGCTCACGAGTACCAACTATGATGATACCCAAAAGAGACTTGTCGGGGGTAGGAATGGATATGGCGCTAAGCTAGCGAATATCTACAGTAAGTGGTTTTCGGTCATCATCAAGGATCCAGAAACCAAACAGGAATATCACCAAGAATGGTTCGATAATATGTCGACATGCTATGTCCCAAAAATAAAAAAATTTAACGGTGCTACTGCATCCGTTTCCGTTTCTTTCAAACCAGATTGGTCTAGGTTTTCGATGAAAGATATGGAGAATGGGATCTATAATATCATGGAAAAGCGTGTTTGGGACGCGAACATATGTACTTCGGCGAACTGCAAAGTGAAGTTTAACGGTGAAGCCCTTCCAAAACAAACCTTCGAAGCCTATGCGAAAATGCACGAAGGAGTTGAGAATGTCTACTCCGCCACGACTGACCGTTGGGCTGTTTGTATCGGACCGTCTGAGGATGGAATGGAACAGGTTTCATTCGTAAATGGGATCTGCACTACCAAGGGTGGTACGCACGTTGATCATGCGGCTTCATTGGTTGCTTCGGGAATTATCGATGAGATGGCAAAAAAGATCAAGCTCAAACCCCAACAAGTAAAGGCCACGTTTCGTATCTTCGTCCGGACGACTCTCGAGAATCCAACCTTCTCGAGTCAGGTGAAATCTGAGTGCACACTCAAGGCGACCGATTTCGGATCAAAGTTCGAGATGCCTAAAACCTTCGTAAAAAACGTTTTGAAGACCGGTATTTCCGACGAGCTCACGGCTCTCTCGAAATTTAAGGAAATGAAAGAATTGGCCAAGACAGACGGTGGAGCTCGTAAGAGTAAGATTACAGGTATCCCCAAACTTGATGATGCAAACAAGGCTGGTACATCTCATTCTAAGAAATGTACTCTCATCGTGACGGAGGGTGACTCAGCAAAGACTCTCGCCGTCGCTGGACTTTCCGTTGTCGGTAGGGATCACTATGGAGTCTTCCCTCTACGCGGGAAATGTAAGAACGTGCGAGATGCATCCGTGGCGCAGCTGAGTTCGAACCAGGAATTCTCAGATCTTAAAAAGATTCTCGGATTGCAACAGGGAAAGGAATATACCGATGTTTCCGAGCTTCGATATGGTCGTCTCATGATCATGACTGACGCGGATAACGATGGCTCACATATCAAGGGTCTAATTCTCAACATGATTCACGCATTTTGGCCCAGTCTCCTCAAATTGGGCTTTGTGGTGTCGATGGTCACACCTATCATTAAAGCCACAAAAAATTCACAATCCAAATCGTTCTATACAGACTCTGCGTTTCGTGCATGGTATGGGGATGGAAAACAGGGTTGGCGAATCAAATACTATAAGGGTCTCGGTACCTCGACTTCTGCGGAGGCGCGTGAGTACTTCAAAATGATTGAGACTCTCACCGTCAGGTTTGACGTAGATATCATGACCGATGATTCAGTAATTCTTGCATTCGATAAGAAGAAGGCTGATGACCGTAAGACGTGGCTTCTTGAAAGTACTGCGAAAGAGGTGAAAGATCTTGAAGTACCTTATGGAAACGTAAAGCAGTTGGGGATTTCGGACTTTATTCACAAGGACCTGGTAAATTTCTCACTGGCTGATTTGAAGCGTTCGATCGCCCACGTTGCAGATGGTCTCAAGCCGTCACAGAGAAAGGTTATGTATTCATGTTTTCAAAAGAATCTAACTGCCGAGATGAAGGTGGCGCAATTGGCTGCCTTTGTAGCTGAAAAGTCTGCTTATCATCACGGCGAAGTAAGTTTGGCCGACACCATCGTCAAACTAGCCAACGACTACACGGGTTCAAACAATATCAATCTCCTCGAACCATGTGGTCAGTTTGGAACCCGATTGATGGGCGGCAAAGATGCATCTCAAACGAGATATATCTTTACCAGGCTCTCAAAGGAGACTCGAACTCTCTTCGACCCCAGGGATGATGCAGTACTTACCTACCTCGACGACGATGGGCGTTCGATTGAACCAGAGTTTTATATGCCCGTTTTACCCATGGTACTTGTGAACGGAACTGAAGGTATTGGAACTGGTTTCAGCTGCTACGTACCACCTTTCAACCCAGAGGACATCAAGCAAAACATTCTCAATTTCACACGTGGAAAGGATATGACCAGAATGAAACCGTGGTTCCGCGGGTTTAAGGGGACAATCTTAGAACAGGACGACGATTCGTGGGTGACTCAAGGTGTTTGGGTTTGTATCGGAAAAACGATCAAAGTCACTGAACTTCCACCGGGTCGATGGACACAAGATTACAAAGAACATCTCGATACCCTGGTTGAAAAGAAGATTATCAGCGGTTTCACCAACAACAGTACAACCGAGAACGTCGATTTTATTATTCAGGATTACAACGGTAAAGACGCTGTGAAGGATCTTAAACTGCAAAAGACTATCAGATGCTCAAACATGCATTTGTTTCACCCCACGAAAGGTATATGTAAATACGACAGCGCAGAGAAAATACTCACCGACTTCATCGGTCTTCGCATGGATCACTACGTGAAGAGAAAGAACAGACTCATCGAAGTTACGAAGAGAAAGGCTGAACTGTGTTCCAGGCGTGCACGGTTCGTTAAGATGGTGATAGAGGGCGACATAGTGATATTCAGACGTAAGAAACATGATCTAGAGACCCAACTGTCTACATTGTTTCCTATGGTTGATGACTCATACGACTATCTCTTACATACGAAGACAGTTGATTATACAGAGGAAAGGGTTAAGGCTCTGTTCGACGAATGGAAAACTCTCAACGAAGAACTGAATTCACTCAAAGCTATTGGATATGTTGACATGTGGAAAACTGACCTTAAAAAATTGTGAGCAATAGATAAGTATGGACCTCAAAGGTCCCGATACCGGTTCTGTTCTGGCTCTTAACGCGATAGGTAAACAGGACACGTTCCTATTACATGATAGCCCAACACATTCCTTCTTTAATTACGAACCTACACAACATTCAAACTTTACGAAATATCATAAAAGTGTCACCGTCTCTAAACCTTCTAACGCGTCGACCACATGGCCATTCGGTGAATCTATAAAAATTACATTAAATCCACAGAACATGGGTGACCTCCTTAGTAATATGTATGTTCATCTTGAGTTTCCCAAAGTTGAATCGAACGCCAATATTGCTGACCAGATAGGCCGTCACGTGATAGAAACAGTGACAATGCGTGTGGACGAGTTAGAACTCGAAAAGTATCACGATGACTGGGGTATGATATACGATGAATTATATTTAGATGCATCTGAAAAGAGGACAAAACGATACACTCTCAATCGTAATCAATCAGAAGGTACTTCGTCTGCAAACGATGCTAGTTTATCTAGATACCCGTCACAGTTGATGATACCTATACCTCTTTTCTTTTCACGTAAGTATGAGGGAGATGAATACGCTTCAAATTCACCTAACAGACCCTATTTTCCTACGTGCGCCATTCACAAACAAAAACTAGAATTTGAGATAAAGTTTAGGCCGAGTACGTTCTTCACGAATAATCCAGGTTTTTCACATCTCACATTGGACAAGTTCAGTCTGATAACAGAAGAAATTACCGTATCGGCACAAGAAAAGTCGTATCTGACCACGAAGCAACAGGTCCTAATCACCGATGTAGTGAATAAACATCCAACATTAGAAACGGAGATAGGTGAAAATAATGTTAAATTACAACTTGTTCCCAGTATACCGGTGAAAGCTATGTTTTGGTTTTTACGACGCAAAGATTTCGAGGATGAGAGTGAACACGGTAGTCCTTCGAATCTAGGTACGGGTGATACAGATGTTCTCAAGCGAAAGTTTGAAAATAGATATAACTTCTCAACATCAGATACGTATGGACTTAGTTCGGAGTTTTTTAACCCCGTACAACAGACAGCTAAAATATTCATTAACGGTCAGGATTTACCAAATATAAATAATCCCGACCATGTTTTCTATAAGTATGTCGTACCTTATAATAGTAGGTTATCGAAACCCGATAGAAATATTTACACGTATGCATTCGCGATGAATCCGATTAATGTGGAACCATCGGGAAGCCTGGACTTCAGTAAATTAAATTCAGATCGAACTATTCTTGATATTTCACTCACTCCCAATTTGACGAACGTCTACACACTCAACATGTATTATGTCGGATATCAGACGTTTCTGTTCGATAGGGGATTCATGTCTGGTGTAGGTATGTCTACAGATAGATATATACCCGAAATGCCAGAATCCCTTATTCCCAGGTCTCCTAAAATCCCGCCGGGGTATGGTAGGCCTAAGCCTTCTGGAGTCGAAGGGTATTCCCTTTCATAAATAACGTATCGTGATGATTACGAATGTAATCCACGATATTATTCTTAATACACCATCGGATGAAATTCAGCTGTGCAACAGTCGTATGAATTTCCTCAGATGTATCCGGTAGTTTATAGGTTATCTTCTCTGTTCTACAGAATGGGTCGAATAGTTTTTTTGAATATCCGTCTAAACTTGACTTATACGCGCAATGAACACTAAAAATTTTTCCGTCCTTCGTTTCGTATGATAGGTTATTCTTTTTAGAGTAATTAGTAATAAACCATTCCAGGTTTCGCAGAGATATACCCCCACTTTTTGTTAATAGTTCAACGAGCGTAGCTTTATTCTCTGATTTTGCATAAAATGAGTTGATAGAATTTAGTAGAATATCTGATTTGTTCATTATTAATATAAGGGAGGTAAATCTCTAAGCTCGTCTTCGGGTGGGGGGCTAGTCGATACAGGCGTTCCTGGAAATCCCGCACTTCCCGAACCTGTGAGCACACACGTCCCCATACCACCCATATCAACTCCGTCTGGAACTGTGTCGGGATCCATTGTACCAAAACTAATCACCCTGGCTTCTGGAGGCTTACACTTGTAACACGATCTACAATATCCATCTAAACCACTGATAGACTTGTTTCCACACGGTCGATTATTTTTTCTCTTTCCAATGCATTTGTCATCACCGAACACCCGTGCAATTATTCTACGAACACGTACATCCTCACGTTGTAGAAGTTTGAACTCTGAACATAGTTCATTAGAAGCTTCGAGTATATTAACCCTCATTTCTTCTTTATGCTTTTCTTCTATCTCTTTTACCATCTTTTCTATTTCTTTTAATCCTGCTCGCTGAGAATTGACAACCCCGAGAATTACTTCAGTCATACTCTATTATGGATTCTTTTTTTTAAATATATCACTGATCAAGGTAGGTTGTTTCGGATCAGCTTTTTTGCGAGTTTTTTTAGGTGGTTTTGCACGCATTAGTAGTTCTCCGAAAATATCATCCTTCACATTTTCAAACAGGGGTTCGAGTAAATCACATACAGGGTTTAAAAACTTATTCAAAAAATAATACGGATAGTCTACCGGGAGCTTGTGATCTCTAGCGTATACCGGATCTTCGGATTTCTCGAATGCACGAGCCTTTGGGTCACCGGTGTTGATAAGAATATATGGTACTCTATCACCAGATTGTGGCTCGGATCCCGGCTGGCGGTCTCTCATTTTTCGAACCACTTGTACATGCGCTTGGCTGATATTTGCAACCTCGTCACTAGTGATAGATACACTTTCTCCTTTCACTTTATACGAATCGGATAGAGACTGACTTAGTATGAGTTTCTCGTTCGGAACATCTCCCTCGAGTAGCTCGACCGCTCTTTTTCGAGCAAGAGCCTTGGGTGCGTCTGTACCGTTACTTTCGAGAACTACATCTAGCAACTCTTTACACACTTCTCTCATATAAGGAGTATTATCACGGCGAACAAGTTGTAACCCTTTTACATCTATATAATCCATGTTCATTTCTCCATCTTTACCCTTCGTCCAGAGTTTCGCGGCATATCTCTTCTTACTGTAAAGGAAATATGGGCAGTACACTTTCTCAAGTTCCAAATTATTAGGAGCCTTAAATAATTTCGTACACTCAGCGGCAGCGCGTTCACCAAGTTCCCAACTATACTCAATAGCATCTTTTCCAGTTCTCCCTTGTACGTCAAATTCGACCATGACCGAATCCGTATCTCCGTAGCGCACGTGAGAACCCGGGTAATGTTTTTCAACGTATGCTTTTGTTTCGTCAATCATACCTCGACCTTTCATCGTAGTCGTCGACGCAATAGCCACACAGGGAAGAATGCCCCTTGATGCTCCAGTAAATCCGTACACACTATTCATACTGATTTTGTACGCCAACTGCTTACCGTTATACATTTGTTTCATTGCACCGGTAGCCTTGGCCATATCTTTCTTTGCCTGTTTTCTAAATGCTTTGAGTTCTTCCAAAATACTTGGTAAAATACTTGGAACATTTTGTGCGAACGTGTGATCTCCGAACGTTTCATATTCAACTCCGGGTAAATTTTTGTATTCGGGGTCCATGACGAGTGTCGAGTAACAGAGATTATGCGCCATCATGATACTTGGATATAGACCTTCAAAATCCAGGGCTGTGATAGGTGTGTAATATGCACCAGATTGTGCTTCGAGTACAGTCGCCCCCACGTATCCCGTGTTATCCGTGTGACCGTAATCATACGTAGGCACCTTAAATTTCATTTCTCGAGCCTTTTTCGTAAGCTGACTAAACACCTTAATCTGCTGGCCACGCTCCACGAGATAACTGAGTGGTACCCAGGTAGCCTTGGCCATCTCTAAAAGATTAATGAACGTACACAGCTTTGAAATGAGGCGGTGTGGGAGGAGTGTATCCTTTATACAATATTCTGCAACCTCTCGAAGCTTTACAGGATCTTCTTCTTCGTATCGACGAAACATTTCTTTTGGAGCCATATCAATCTTGTTATCCCCGAGATACAATTTCGACACGTTGTCTAGTTTATATGAATCCAGTTTATATTCACGCTTTACTTCATGAAATAGATCAAAGATAAATCTACCAGGCATAGGGACCAGCTTCAGCTCATTATCTCCGAGAGCGCTCGAGGAAAGCTTTTTACGTACGAGGTCACATACATGCGTTTTCAGCTTACTCATTTTGAAAAAAGATAGAGGGCAAGACATCAAATGTCCACGCTCGATAATATACTCAAGATCAAATCCAAATATATTCCAGCCAGTAATCACGTCTGTATCCTTTTCAACGAGATAGTTTGAGAACCTGATCAACATATCCTTTTCCGTAGGAAACCACTCGATAATCGAACCATCGTCCAGGTTTTTATCGGTTTCCTTGTAGCATAGACATCTCTTCTCAAACGGCTCAGTTTCGCCAAAACGCACGAGTGATATAGCAATTTGAAAACATGCATCGTTCCGCACATTGGGGTTTGGAAACTTTCCAGTCGAACTATAACATTCGATATCGACCGACGCTATCACAAAGGGTGCAGATTCGGGGTTATCTACGGGTTTTAAGTCTTTCCAAGACTTACAGTACAAGTCAATATCCACATTTGCAAAGTCAGCACGCTCACAGTTATCACCCGCATCCACCCAGCCCGTAGATTGGATATTAGATCGGTGCATGAACCTCAGAACAGGGTCTAGATTCGCTTCGTATAATCGTAACTGACTTACGTGCAGTGTTCTATCAATATCGGTGTCTAGTTTTTCCAGGGTTTTTCTCAATACCGCCACATCGTGTACAGCCCGATTTTTTACCGCTTCATCGTTCTGTTTTTCTACAGATGACTCAGCTAGTAACAGCTTGTGGTCTATTTCTTTCCGTTCCCGTTCTAATTTTTTAAGTGACGCATGAGTTGTTCTTCTCAGCTTACTACTTATAAATCGCCGCGATTGGAGATCTTTGCACGTTATCTGTATAAACGTTCTAGATTCCCCATTCTGGAACCCTTCCATATCTTTAGACCTCAGGGATCCACAGTTCACAATGTCCGGGCACGTGTCTTTAACGTAATCGATCACCTTCTTAGTGTCGAGTGTATCAGGAAGCTTCATGAAAAAGTAGGGTTTGAATGGCGTCGTCACGCAGACGGAGTGACCATCCTGAGTCTTTCCAAACATCCTGATTAAATGCTCCTCATCTTCGTCACGTGCATCCCATGTCAGGACTTGAAATTGTACCATACTTCGTTATAGAGCTAAATTTTTAATATCATATATTAGTAAAATGTCAGCTGCTTTGATTGACCTCGTGTCTAAGGGAGCCCAGGATGTCTTCATCACTGGCTCGCCTCAAGTTTCATTTTTCCACCAAAATTATAAGAGACATACCAATTTTGCACTCAAGCCGGAACGTCTCGATTACGTGGGAACCTTTGCCGCCGGTAATGAAGTCGTGGTTCCTCTGCGCACTAAGGGTGATCTGTTAAGTTACGTCTGGGTTGAGGCCACAAACATCGGAACCGGTGGTGCGAACAACACTTCCGGTTTCTTTAGCAAGAATGACACCAGCACGACCGAGTTTTCTCTTTGGATTGGTGGTCAGGAAGTGTGCCGCCTCGACGCCCTTTTTATTCAGGGTGTCCACAATTTACTCTACAAACAGGATGGCGCCAAGGCCACTTGTGCCGTGACTCTTGATGAGGTTTCTGATAACGCCAAGGGGACTAGTACGGGTGCCGATCATTATATCATCCCTTTCTTTTTCTCCGAGGATTGGACTAAATCTCTTCCTCTCACCGCACTCCAGTTCCATCAGGTCGAATTACGTATTAAGTGCCGCTCAGGATTTACCCCGGTGTCCACTCCCAAGGTCTACGGGACGTACGTGTACCTCGATACAGAGGAGCGTCAGATGGTCGTCGAGCATGAACATGAGATCCTCATCACCCAGACACAGTTTCAACCCATGTCTGCGGATGATGTTGACATCGATCTCACCTACTTCAACCACCCTTCCAAGGCTATCCACGTCGTCTCTTCCGAGGCTGATAACAGTCAATGGGATACTAACTTCACGTTCGACCGGGCTTCTCTCTACATTAACGGTACTACCCTCTTCGAAGAAATGTCTCCCGTTTACCATCACAACGTCGTTCCGGAGATGCACTGCACATCCCTCCCTTCGTCGACTCTCAGCACCGTGGCTACGTTCACGTGGCCTTTCTGCTTAAAATTGAATGCCTCTCAGCCTTCAGGATCGCTAAATTTCAGTAGGATTGATAACGCGAAGCTGAACCTCACCGGCGGGGTCAGGAATGGAAGCATTGTGCGTGCGTATACAGTCAATTACAACATATTAAAGATAAAAGACGGTATGGCAGGAGTTGCTTTTGCTAACTAAATAGTCGTGTTAAGTTTTTTATTTATGTTTATCCAGAAGAACCAAAACCGCGTGTACCGCGTTCAGTAGACACGATTTCGTCTACAATCTCGATTGCAGGGGTTTCACACCTCTCTACTATAAGCTGGGCGATCTTATCCCCAGGTTTAATATGAAACGTTTCATCTCCATGATTAAACAGGATCACCTTGAGTTCACCTGTATAATCAGGGTCAATAACACCAGCACCAGTTTGAATGCCGTTCTTAACAGCGAGACCGGAGCGAGGAGCGATGCGACCGTAGCAGCCGATGGGAACTGTAGCAGCGATTCCAGTGCTCACTATACCTCTAGCTAAAACGGGAAGTTCGACATCAACGATACTGTAAAGGTCGTATCCAACAGAAGCACTTGATCCAGATCGCTCGGGAATAATAGCGTCAGGTGAAAGGCGTTTGATAAGTAGCTTAGACTCCATCTTTGTCAGTACACGCGGGATAACTTTAAATGTCTACATATAACAAATGGATGGTATACTCGTTGCCTTATTAATGTTATTTACGACACTTATGTTCGGATTTATATATGCGAATATGTTTGATCCAGAAGAGTTTGGATTTACAGAATCTTCAACTGATCCATGGTACTTCGCATTTACCACGATGAGTACAGTTGGATACGGTGACTTTAGCCCGAAAACTGACCGGGCTAAGAGGATGGTCATGTTCCATCATGCACTTCTTATCATGGAGGTCGGCGTTTTCATGACGTGGATGGCAAAGAAAATGTACAAACCTCGTAACATGAACCTTAAAGTGGTATAAAAAGTAATCGCGTTAAATATGTAAGATGAACACAATACGCATCGGTCCAGCGTTAAGACGCATAACCCTTTTACAAAATCATATACGACCACAATCTACTAATAGTCTTTCCGAGGATCTGCTATTCGACGATAAACGCGCAAAAAGACATTTATATGATATATTACCAGATGACACCCCAGAATATCCGAATGCGTACGGTATGGAAGTTCGCGTCGATCACAGTGCGCAGACTGTTGTTTTCAAAACGGAAACAATGTCTGTGTACGAGAAAATAACCGTATTTATGTTTCAAAAACAAAAATTACGATACATGTATCCCGATTATCGATTTACAGAAAAACATACTTAATATTATATCAGGGAAGTATATGTGTTTAGACTTTTTATTTAAAAAACGCTATAAGAGACTACCAGATGCATACACACATCCCTTCGACTGTTCGTGTGAATTATGTGGTTCTGTATTCTCTGATATGCAGGGTTTGATAAACCATATGGGATACCATTCAACAGAACAGGTTAATACTTGTATTAACAGGGGGTATGGTACTGTTCGTTGTAACACGTGTTGGTCTACATTTAATACCGTCGCTTCTATGGAACGTCATTCATGTGCACAGAAGAGAGATCCAATCATTAGCGGGCTTTCTCCTATCACGAGTCGTTCCAATAGTTTAGAATCTATTGTTATTCACGATGATTCCCCGGTTTAGGTGCAACAGACCAATTACCATCTATGAGAGACTGACGAATTTCCCAATCCGTTAGTTTTACAGTTCTCATGGGTGGAGTAATGAGTGCCCCTTTATTCACGACCCTGCAGTGGTAGCCCCCAACACTACACGCGTGGTCGAGTTCAAATCTTGATGCATATTGAATATAAGGTGAATAGGAGTCCATATCAGCTTCTAAGAGCGTTTTGTACCTATACGCGTCGTCAAATGTTACGAACGCTACGATAAAATGTCGAGGGATATCATTTGCATCTCTATCCGTAATAGAATAAATTCCTTCTTCATGTCCAGCTTTATGAAATGCTATGACATGAAAAAGATCGTGATTACAAACTTTTTCGAGTACTGTACTGTTGCTATAATCGAGTGCGTAGTAACTCTTGGCCGCTGATTTTTTAACCTTGGGCTTGAAGCGGAAGGGGGTGGGTCGAAAGGTGGGTTGTCTGAGTGCGAACATCTTTACTTGAGTATTACAAGATTACGTCACGACTTAAGTTCATTTTAATGCATCTAAAGTATAGAAACGTTTAAATATCAATGTATAAATCTGTTCTCGGATTTATCGAAGATGAAGCTGTGTGCATGACGTATAACGGACCTAACACGTACGGAGTTACTTCTCATCCTCAGTCTTCTCAAAAGCCTCGTCACCGAACGTATCTTGAAGCAGTTGTATCATTTCTTCGGAAGTTTTGAGTGATGACTGAGATGAACGAAGATTCCATTTAGCAAGTCTCTCAAGTTTTGCGTTCACTTGTTTATACCTCTCGATCTCGATTTCCATCTCCCTAATTCGCTCAGCTCCTTTACTAAGTGCCCTGTTCGCGACTTCTTCCTGCGAGGGATGTGCATACACATGTTGACGCCAGTGTCTATTGCGCTTCTTATTGCTATTTGCAGCCTTTGCTATCCGAGCTTTTGCCTGCTCAGTGGGGGTCTCAAAAACTGGAACACGGGGCGGTACCTTAGAACATGTGATACTGAACATTTTGTGATTATTAAACGGCTCTACGCTTTAATACTGATTACGCTGCACCCACTCTTGCATTTTTCCTACGCTCCAAATGAGACTCATGATGGCCGCTCCGTTTTTGAAAGTCTCATTTAGGGTGTTCATGTTTGTATATTTTTTTATATATTGGGGTTTACTTAGGTGTTAGGGGAGTACCTCTGCGTCTGTCGGGGGTTCTGACGGAGGCCTGATCTCCGGCGAGTTGGCGCAGTTTGGGGCTTACATCTCTTAGAAGATGGGTTTCGTCTACACACATTCGCAACTCGTTGATAAGTCTGACCCACCGCATTCCTCACTCCCCCCGCAGTCCGACCCACCGCATTCCTCACTCCCCCCGCAGTCCGACTCACCGTATTCCTCGCTTTTCGAGCGCCAGCAGTAATTCCTCCTTTCACCGCACGCCCCGCAAGTCCCGCTGCGCCTCCAAGTCCAGCACCACCCACTCCTAGAGGCTTCACACCCGAAGGACAAGATGGCGCCTTTGGATATGTATTTTTTATTTTGGTCGCAAAGTTAACCAAATTACGTGTAGTATAGATCGAATAGGCTTGTTGATAAGCATCTGCCTTAACTTTTAATGCATTGTTGCTTCCGGGTTTATACCGATTCACATACTTATTTATTTCCTTGTTACTAAGATAACTACCATATAAATTTTTGAGATTTGTCCGCAACTTACTCTTCTCGTTGTTCATCTACCATAGTCCAATATAATTATCGAGTAGTACTGGGTGTGCGACGAGAAGCCGAGCGAGTACCAGCCGAAGCAGGTGCGTTGCGCTTCGAGCGAGCCGCACTCGCTGCTCGTGTCTGTGGTCTGGCCGATGCCGACTCCGTGATTGGTCTCGTCTGTGGTCTGGCCGATGCCGACCCCGGTGTAGTATTTAACCCCTGTTGTCTCATAGATCTAGGAGGTCTCGGAGGTCTTGATGCGGTGACTGGTGTTGGTGTAGATTTAACCTTTTTAACAGGTCGATTATTAAGAGTGTTATTATTTCTCTCACGTTTTTCAGCCGCCTCTCTCGCCGCCACTCGAGCTTCTCGCCCCACCTTAGCCTTGGCCTCGGCTGCCGCTTTAGCAGCCTTACTAGCAGCCGCGGCAGCAGCCTCTTCTCGTATCGTTCGTTCTCTCGTCGCTTTTGCTTTCTTAATACGCTCTTTCGCAGCCTTTTCTTTTAATAACCGCTTTTGTTCTTGTCTACGCTTTAATCGCATCTTTCGTTGACGCTCTTTCTCTTTTGCACCATCTACACATCCTTCGTTACCATCGACTTCGCTCCATGAAAGTATAGATCTCGTCGCGGGATCAAGTACACCCACATTGTGGTAGACAGAATGTTTAGCTAGACACTGTGGTATACTACCACTTATAGCATCTATGACTAAACAAGCGCCTTCACGGTCGAGTTTATCACATAATTTATTACGCCCTTCGCCAAACACAAACGTTTTGGGTCTTTCGTAAATGGGATCATTATCCGCGAGATGGAGTAATATTTCTTGTGATAAATTTTCACACGCCTGTACGAGTGAACCCGAGTCACTTCCTAGCATACTCGTGATGAAATATAACATTCGACCAACTTTATCGTCCGCGTTTAATCTCCGTTTATTTGCTTCCGATATGATGGTTTTTAAAGGTGTATTATAAGCTTTCCTAGATTTACGATAAATATCCGTACCCAACAATTTAACTAGCGTTTTATGCGCCTTTTTGGTATTAAAATCGTTTAAGTTGAGCTGAGCGGGATCTATTCTCTTTAAATTATTTCGCGTGTTTTCGGTACCTATGATATTTTTGAATGTGGTAGTCGCACGTGATCCAGTAAAATCGTGAAACGTATCCAAAATACTGAGAAATGCTTCTATGAAAGGTAAGTTTGTGGTATGAGTACCGGATGGGTATGCGAAAACCCAATAAAACAAAATGAGCGCCTTTTTATCTGCGGAAAACTTATGAAAACTTGTACCCACCTCCCGATTACCCTTTTCTTGTATATTTCGAGTATCTAAGAACCATTTAAACAAGGGTCCTTTAGTGATAATGGGTCTACCACCCGGTGTTATCAACTCTTGCGTCCTATTAGGATGATTATTCATCGGTGTATTTCGGTTAGGAATTTCAAAAGCGTTCCTGGCGGTCTTTAATTTGGACTGTAAAAATTTGGTTATTCTATTTACATTACCCGTTGGTACATCATAGTAATTTTGTGGTTTGACCGTTTGATATATGGTAGGAATTTGTCGCACCACGGCTGCTAACGCGGCTACTCTATCCATAGTAACGAAATATGCACTATTATACATGGTACGATTAGACGATTCCTGCTCGAATAAACTAAGATATACCTCCTCTAATGTAACATCCTTAGATGGATTGTTTATATCGTCCATGACGTGAACATTATTTGGACGTGTTAAAAATAAATCACTGGCTTTAATTTTAGACACTAGTAAGAACTGAAAATAGTCGAGTAACCTTTTATATTCTAAAGGACTTCCGCGAACCTTTATGTTCTTACCCGAATTAGATATACTTTTAAGTAAGTTGGTCAGTTCCATAACAGATGGAGCATTACCACTTAAAGGAGCTGTTCTAGCTAGTTTGTATCCACGGGATCCGTTATCAATCAAACCAACGAATTTTCTTCTATTATCGTAATTTCGTATAAAGTTTGACCTGTTATCAGCCTTCTTCAAGATACTAAACCCAGCATTGCCGGTCGCCATCTGTGTGATGCTCTTATTCAAGCCCCACGAGCTCGTCACCACCAATGAGGGATGAGTCATATCCGCTGGCTGTGATAATACATGCTTAGCGAATGGACTACTGTATACGACGTCATTATCGAAGGAATATCCTGCAGGGGTTTCCTTTATAATGACGAATATCGGTTTATCGGAACACGACATATATTAATGTCCTAGATTAAAATTTAAGCATCGAGTTTAAACTCTTCGTGGTGGATGAAGAAATACCTTTCGCGTTTTTAACAATATATTCGAATTTACGGGCCCACGTATTTTGGATATCTATGGGAACTGTACCGTTTAAAGAATTCGTCTGTTCGAATAACTGTGAATACTTTTCATCATTTGACGATACACCCGCAATTTTATCAATCGATAAAAGCACGAGAATAACATACCTCCAAAATATCCTCCGGGGTAAGTTATCTCGCATTTCATACGTGAAAGTAAGATACGTATTCACGAGCTGCTGACGCTGTGTATTTTTGTTTATCACGTTATTGCTCGCAATGACTGGAGTTTTTGACGTGGTTGCCGGAAATGTTAAACGACCACTAGCTTTTCTTCTATTAGAAAGAGTACTTGTTTTAGGAGATTGAACGATAGTTTTCCCACCTCTATCTCGTTCACGTCTAAACATATCTATTATCACCTGAGATTTTATTCCATAAACTTCTGGGGTAGCTTCTTATACAAGTCCGCCCAACTCAAAACACTTATGTCGTCTCTCGTACACCATTCATATTCCTCACCGTTATACCCTGCAAAGTGAAAAGCGTCCATGTTCCAGTGTTTACATATACCACACGTCGTATCATTATCATCTATGATAGTATCGAGATTAAGGGCGTGACATATATCGTATTTCTGTATTTCATAAGTCGTAAAACTATTCGTCAAAATAACATCATCAAATACACCCGGAAAATGAAAATTTAACCAGTCTTCAGTTTTCTCTCTGACACAATCGTGACGACCAGTGACGACATACATCTTATCTACGTACGGTCGCATGAGTCGAAGAACTGCCTGAGAAGAATCGATAGGCTGGAGTGCCTCGAAAACCTCGGAATCATAAAATTCTCTTACCATCTTCCGGGATTGGGGTTCTGTTATTTCAAACATTTCCCGGTACACGTATCTACATTTTTCAGTTGGCATTTTTAGCTTTTTAAACTTAGCCATGGGCCTAACAAACGGTACGAGAACTTCATCAACGTCAATAGCAATTCGATTCATTTACATATTTATAACAATTTATTCATAGTCTCTAATCGCAATCCCGATCGGGAACCTGGGAACATTCTTATCTGTCAGGTTTTGGAACCGCACGGTGAGCATCTTACCGATGAACTGATCCCTATTTGCGTACTTGTACTCGCGATCCTCCAATGTACCCTCGGGACGAGCACTGAAGATTTTACCTTCCTCCGTCTTACAGGTCCAAACGACACAGTTTGCATCTCGACCGTGACCAGTCGTGGCCCCGATAATCTCATATTCCTCAGTCTGGAAATCCTTGTGCTTGAGAAGATAGTTGCTTCGCTGTCCAACTTCGTATACACTGAAGCGATCACGAATCATGGTACCCTCGTGGCCTTCTGCAACGTGTTTCTTATGCATGAGAGGAAGATCCTTCTTGGATTTTACGAGCGTCGTTTTGACATATTCGTAATGAGGATTGTAGATAGAATCTTTGACGTACTCCCATCGTTGCTCGAACGTCATCTTGTCTCGAGCGAGTGCTTCGGCTCTGAGATCAAAGAAATCGAACACGTGGAACTTGAGCTTCAAAGGATCAGTCTTGAACGTGCTCGTAAGTTCCTCGAATGTAAGATTGGGGTCAAACGCCTCTCCGTCGACGTATTGACCAGCCTCAAGTCCCTTACCAAGAACCTCAGTTCCGGGGATGATCTTACCGGTTCTCGAGATACCACCATCTTTAGAAACCAGAAGACGAACACCGTCGAGCTTGGGTTGCACGTAAAACGGTTCGGAGATGTACTTCTTGCGATCTTCCCATTTGTTCGCCAGCATAGGAAGAACTGTGGTAGCCTTGGTGTTTGCATTCTTCCACATGGTCTTTGCACGCTTCGTCGCACTCTCGAAACCGAGTGGTACTTCAGTCATAGATGTAACTTCCTTGCCTCCAACATGACCAGTTGCCTTGACGATGCACCAGACACCGTTGATTTCTTCGACACGAATGTCGAGGTAGCGCTTCTTGTTGTTTTTATCGGTAGTAAAAATTGTATTCATATTAGTAGTAGGAATGATACCAGTAGTAAATTATCAAAGGATGGAGCGACTTAAGCCTCCTCCGTTAACGACGGTTCCCTTAAATATGAATACAATCAGTGTTGGGATGATCATCTTAGGTGTATTTTTTTTATATAAACGATTTCTTGATGTTACGAGGCGTCGTGAACGATCCCGTAGTTGAGACAATCCTCGTAGTTGAGATAGATATCTTTGCGCATGAATTCGTTTAGTGTTTCTTTGGGAATCTCAGTTTCTGATCTATAGATCCCCTTTATAGTTTTCATAATTTTTTTGCATGTTTTCATCTCGTCTTTGAGTTCATTATATTTTCCAAAGAACCCAGTCGAGAGCTGGTGAATCAAGACGAATGAATGCCGACTCATGAGCCTCTTCTTCCCTCCGAGAAGTAAAAAAGTGGCGGCACTACAACAGTTACCCTCAGCTATACACGTCACGTTAACCCGTGCAGATCTGAGAGTATCCATAGCACTTAACCCTGAAAATACATCACCTCCTTCACTGTGAATATGAACTTGAATAGTAGGTGTGTACCCAGGAAGCTCGATCGCCTTTTTAAGTAGGTCAACTTCCAGCTTTTTAAACTCTTCTATGAACGTCAGTATATTTTCACGGTCTATAGATCCATAGTAATAAATGTCACATCCTACCACACGGACAATATCGTCGCCAGAAGTCTCGTCTTCACTGTCGGAGTTACTCATTGACTATATTACGCAGTTTCTTTTTAACTTTTGCAACTTCAGATGGTTTCAATTTGTTGCCAAGCGCGAGATGATTCATGATGTCAAAATCGAGAGGTGTGAGTTTGTATTCGATTAAAGGATCTAGATCTCCGGCGATCGCATATTTACGTATTAACCCCAGTTCTTCTACCCCTAATTTCGTGGTGCGCCGCCCTTGAATAATTTTGAGTTTATTATACCGCATCTTGTAATTGCCGTATTTAGTCCATGTACTACCGGGTTGTATATTTTCTGGTTTCAGCGGCTCCCCTAGATTGTATTTGGGTACGGCCATTCCACAAGATACGTAATATTGCATATAATTCCATTCACCCTTGTACATCGCGGAGTCATAAATATCTGCGAGTGATAACGATTCTGCAATTGGTACGACGTTGGTATCATTTGAATGCAGATAATTCCCATGGATAACATCCACCACGTGACCGTGTTCGTGTACCGTTTGACTCGTATCAAACCCATTACCTTTACGACATAGGATGTCGATAACTATATCCTTCGACGTCTTAAAAATATCCTTTTCGTCTGAGAAATTCATATAATCGTAAAAGTTTCGTATATTCCCCTGACATTTATCAGCGGCGGGACGCGCTCTAGGATTATTGCACTCCAGTGAGAATATCGCATCCGGGGAGCGTTTTGGTACGATTATGAGTTTGAAATTTGGTAACATGTGAATAGACGTAGACGTTACAACCACCGACCCTTTCGTAAGCTTCTCGTTCATATCAGAAATCTTATCTATGACCTGCTTATGACCGTATACACTGGAATCGTACCCATCTATCAATATATGGTACGACGTGTCTCCTATCAAGTTCAAAAAGGTACTCTTCTTTTGAAAAAGTTCGGAATGTAACTCTATTGTATTACTCGCATTAAGTAAACAGTCTACTATAAACGTTTTTCCGGAACCAGTGGGTCCGCATATGAATACATTTTCCCCTTGTGCCAGGTATTTTTCCAACAGGGAAATTTC